TACACGGTTCTTAATAGAATCTAATAGACGATCATCTCTTCGAGATCGCATTGTGCCAAGATAACCATCTGGATACTCTGCAGAAGGAATGCGACCCATGCCCATGCGGGATTCATCAATTGCACTACGTGCTATAGGAGTTCCTGCACCACCTTGATTGTTATAACCGTAAAGACCTCCACCACCAAGAGATTGCCAGTTTTGTGATGCTGAAAGATTATTAACTCCACCAGCCATTACACACCTCTATCTCTGCGGTTTTTTGCAATAGTTGCATAGACCTCATTTACTGAAATTTTTTTACCCTTATATGTAGAGCCACGACTTATCTGAGATTGTTCTGCAAATTCTTGAGCCTTTGGTTTTGGTTCCATTCTTTCATACTCTGCTGTTCGATGTGCGCTTGCTATAAACTCTGGATTAGATTCAACACCAGGAACTTTGCGACCAAAATAAACATTACCACCTTGTGGGCGTCTTACATCCGTTCCACCTAAATCATAACCAGCAATTTGTTTGTTTTCTACACCAGCAGTACGTGCACCTGGAAGGGTACTGTGTTTAACACTTATATCTGCAAATATTTTTCCACCAGTTTTCCATGCACCCTGATAAACATCGCCTGTTGCTTTTGTTTTATTTTCTTCTTTAAAACTCTTTGCTTGTCCTGCAGTGTATGGTGCGTCAGTAATCTTTTCAGCACCAGGAATTGAAACCATAACTCCAGGACCTTTAGGAGATTCACCAGTCTTAAAACTTCTGCTGGCTCCACCTTCGTTGGCTAAATTAGCAAATTGTTCATTACTAAGCATTTGGATTTCTACCACCAGAGTTAGGTGTAACTGATGTATTTGTAGAAGTATCATCCCAATTAAATGTTGTGCCCATTGTTTTTTTAGACAAAGATAAAGGTTTACCGCCACCAAGACTTCTATTTTTCCATGCAGTTGCTTGAGCAGCAGATCCTGCTGTAGAAGAACTAAATGATAACGGCGTGTCTACATCTGGTGTTTGTGGCACCATTGAATTACTACCGCCGAATTGTGAGTTCGACAATGGCATTTTAGTAGGCGTCGCCCATTCCACCTTGGAAGTTAGGATTTTGACGTCCTGAAACCGAAGGAATGGTTCTTGCGTTAGTCATTGTTGATCCTGAACAAGGGTCAATACAAGGCATTGTTGTAGTAATTCTATGTGCAGCACCTTTGCGCTCAGACGCTGCTGAATCTGCTACAAGTACATTTTTTCTATTTACTTTTGTACCGTACATTGGTTCTGCTGCTTGAGTGTTCTTCTTTGGCATCAATGTACCAACAGAAGGTGTACCACTTACATTAGTAAATGTTGCATTTGCACCAGATGGGGTGTATTGATCTGGGCTCATATCTTTTTTCATTTTAATACCTGCTGACTCTAGATGGTTTGAAGGCATACCCATGCGACGGCGCATTGCATGACCCATATCTGTCCAATTTGCCATGGTGACTCCTTAATGTAGGTATAAGGATAGAACTAAATTAACTTGCTGTAATGGCGAATACAATGGCGGAAATTTCTCCATCACGGGATTCAATAGTGGTAAAACCAGGTTTGCAGGTCAAATCTAAACCTCTAGGGGCAACATATCCTCGAGAGATAGCGATTGCTTTAACTGCTTGGTTTACCGCTCCTGCACCTACGGCACGTAATTTTACTTCGTGTTTTTCGTAAATAGCATGAGCAATTGCTGATGCAACACTTTGAGGATTTGAACTTGCACTTACTCTTAAAAAAGGTTCATCATTAGAAGGAATAACTTCAGGGTTAGTTGTCATGTTTAGTAGTCCTTTGAGTCGAATTTATGTACCGCTCCTAGAACATAGGGTAAGGCTAAAGTCTTGGGGCGTCTCTGTATTTGAAGTCTTTCATTTGTTCGGCAACTGCCTTCTCGACCTCATTATAGAAGTTTTTTCCTAAGAGCCTTGCAAGAGCGTAAGAATCAGCGGCATTATCATCATTAAATTCTATGCCCCACCTCTTATAAATTTGCAATAACATCTCCTGTTTTTTTGCATTACCTTTACCAGCAGCAAACTTTTTGAGGGTCATAGGTGGAACTTTTAAAGGATATTTTCTAGGGTCTCCTTCATCAAAGTAATCAAAGATTGTTAAACGAACCGTGGCTGATAACTCTCCTAAAACAAGGGCTGCATGACTAGCAAGGACGGTACCTTCCATTGCTATATCTAATATCGTATTATTGTTTTCCTCTAAATAATCAAGGTGATCTATTAACCATTGTCTAATATCAGCAAGTCTTTCAACACCAAAGTAGGGAGACTTATAAACCCAAGTAATATATTTTGTTGGGTCGTCAAATTGTAAAGCAGTTAGAGCAAACCCAGTTAAGGACTGGTCTATTCCTATGGTTACAGTACAGTCTTTTGGTAGTTGACCATCAATCGATTTTGTTGGCACGGCGTTCTCTTTCATCTATGACCATTTGCACAGTCCCTAGATAACCCGCCCCATCAACTAGGTTGTCTCTCTTTTGTTGGTGTACCTCACGACAAATTTTTACCCAAGCCATTGCTAACCCAACTTGTTCTTCAGTTACTTTAGTGTTGAAAATAACTTCCCACCCTTTAGCAATGCGATTAAAGTTGTCTAACGGATGATCGTAAGACTTGTTACGATCACCCGTTATCAAACGCTGTGCTTCTTCAAGCACGGTTTCGTTATGGAAGTCTGACATACCGCCCAGTCACAAATTCGTTCTTTGTTTCTGTAGTTGTAGCCATGATTGAATTGAAGGTCTCATCAAAGGTTGCTTTTCGATTTAACAACCACCATCCTGCTAGTGCTGCTGCGGAGTTTGATGTACCAACAACAAACTTAGTAGATCCATCTGTAAGTTTTGTGTAGTAACGAGCATTCAAATAAAAATCTACTTGACCCTGAGCACCGTTGCTATATCTTGCGATATATGGTGCAGCATTTGGATCATAAGCATTGGCGCCAGTTCCATTCCATGGATTATCAGTTGCACCAACTGCCACAGTATCTGGCAAACATGCTGGTGAGAATACGGCTCTTCTATTTGAGTTATTACCAACTGCGGCAATAACAGGAACATTTGCCGCCTTTAATGTTGCAATTGATTGTGCCATTCCAGCAGGAACTCGACAGTTACCCATCACAGCACCTTGTGCTAGTAGTACTACTGAGATGTTGAATTTTTCTCGATTAGCAATAACCCAATTTAATGCAACCTGTACATCATCTAAACTATAAAGACCTGCAACTCCTGCTGGAGTCATTCCTACAATTCGTATTGGAATAATCTTTGCAGATGGATTTACAGCCGTGACAATAGATGCCATCTGTGTTCCGTGGTTTAGTTGCTTATCTTGAGTTGGAGCAATGTTTGCCGCTCCTGATCCTTCCATACTTGATTTAAGATTTGGACATCTTGGAAGACTAATTAAACAAACCTCATACGCAATATTGTTTGCAAATAAGGATGTAGCAACTCCACTATCGATGATTGCAATAGTTGTTTCGCTGTTTGCTTTTGCAGGTGATATAAGTCCAGTTATTAAAACTAGAACAAGCATTAGTATTTTTTTCATGTTATGAATGTATCCCTCCGTCCCATTCGGGACTCGTTTGTTCTCCGTGTTATTTCCCTCGAAACTAAAGTGATATCCCGTTCTTGATTTGAGAGCATCATCTCTAAGATCTTGCGATAAGCGTACCGTTCCTCATAAGTATCTCCTAATTGGATAATCTCTGGATCGGTAGCAATCTGAGCCTTGGCTAAACTTACGGTTGAGCCTTTTGAGGCTGCTCCCATCTTGAGTATGAGCAGTTTGTTCTCAGCCATGTCTAAGGCTCTCTGAGCCTCACGCTCACTAAGTTGAGCCTGAACTAACTGCGAAGCAAAGTAATCGGCCCAACCAGTAAGAGTAGTAAACATTATGGCTAAGTCTTCACTGCTTAATTCTGTAATGTCAGGTGGTAATACTGCTTGTTCGTACTGTGGCTTTGGTAGGGCAAGACCCCTCTTCATTAATACTTCTATTTCACTCATTACTTTCCAATCAAAGAACAGTATTTACAGCCAGCAGGATCGATATTACAGGCAGGTGAAACACCTGCGTCAACTGCATCTATAACTTTCTGCGCAGCATTAAAGATTCTTTCTACTACGTAGTAGTCAGATTTAATTGTGAACTCTTTATAATCTTGGTCTGCTTTTAATTCATAAATAAAGACAATTTCATTGGGAGCATCATCGCCAAATTGTCTCTTGGCTAACTCTAAGTACATCTGTCCTTGAAGTAAGTGAGTTCTAAATGGACGGCGAATATTTTTCCAAGCCTTTGTTAAGTCACCATCTGCATCATAGAGTAACTCTGGCGCTTCAAACCTAAGTGTTCCTGCGCCAATAGATTTAATTTCAATTAAACAATCATCCCCAATACCTTTAACCCAGCCATCTGCATGGCCATGAATGCGAAGGGGTTCATAA